CCACGTACCGTGCCCGCACTGCGCCGAGCTGCAGCCGCTGGACTGGGGCACCGACAAGCCCCACGGCCTGAAGTGGGACCGCGACGCCGAAGGCCGCGCCCTGCCCGATACCGTGCGCTACGTGTGCCGCGCCTGCGGCGCCGAGATCCGCGAGCACCACAAGCCCGGCATGCTGGCCGGTGGCCGCTGGGTGGCTGAGAACCCCGGCGCCGCCGCCGGCCGCGTGCGCGGCTTTCAGCTCAGCAGCCTCTACAGCCCGCTGGGCTGGCTGAGCTGGGCCACGCTGGTGACCGAATGGGAAACCGCCATCGCCGCCAGCCGCACGGGTGACATCAGCCTGCTGCGCGTCTTCATCAACACGCGCCTCGCTCAGACATTCGAAGAACAGGGCGACCGCGCCGACGAACACGCCCTGCGCAAGCGCGCCACCGATGTGCCCCTGCGCCAGGTGCAGTGGGGCCACTTCGTGCTGACCATGGGTGTGGACACCCAGGGCGACCGCATCGAAGCCTACCTCTGGGCCTGGGGCCGCGGCATGCAGCGCCAACTGGTGGACCGCGCCGTCTTCTACGGCGACCCCGGCCAGGCCGAAAGCGAACCCGGCAGCGTGTGGGCCCGCCTCACCGAATACCGCCGCACCCCCGTGCTGCACGCCAGCGGCCGGCCCGTGCCCATCATCGCCACCATGATCGACTCGGGCGGCCACCACACCCAGGCCGTCTACGCCTACGCCCGCGCCCACCAGCACGCCCACGTCTACGCCGTCAAGGGCCAGAGCCAGGCGGGCAAGGCGGTCCTGGGCAAGCCCACCGACGTGGACGTGAACTGGCGCGGCAACAAGATCAAGGGCGGCGTCAAGCTCTGGCCGATCGGCACCGACACCGCCAAGGCCGAAATCTACGACCGCCTGCGCACCGAGCAGCCCGGCCCCGGCTACGTGCTCCTGAGCCGCCTGCTGCCGCCCGAAGTCTTCGAGCAGTTGACCAGCGAGCGCTTGGTCACCAAATACGTCAAAGGCCACCCGCGCCTGGAATGGGTCAAGCCCAACGGCCGCCGAAACGAAGCGCTGGACTGCGCCGTCTACGCCCTGGCCGGCGCCCACTTCGCCGGCATCGACCGCTGGAAAGAGGGCGACTGGCTCAAGTGGCAGAACCGCGTGGAAGAGCGCAGCCTGTTCGACGAAGCGCCGGCGGTGCCTGCGCCCCAGGCCGCGCCCGCGCCAATGTCAGCCGCGCCGCAGCCCGCGCCCGGCCAGGCCGCGCAAACCGCGCCGACAGCACCGCCCACCCAGGCCGCGCCCCAGCCCGCGCCCACCAGCGCCCCCCTGGCGCCAGACGCCGCAGCCGCCCCGCCAGCCCCCGCGCCCACCCCTCCCACCCCACCAGCCCCCGCCGCTCCACCCGAGCCCGCCCCGCCACCCCCTGCGCCGCCGCCCAGGCGCCCCACCCGCGACTGGTAACCCCATGCCCAAACCCGCCGCCCACCCCCAGGCCCACCTACAGGCCCACCCCCAGGCCGACGCCACCGCCCTGGCCGAGCCCCCACCCCGCAAGCCCGCGCCCACGCCAGCCAAGCCCCCAACCCCGCCCGCGCAGGAAGCTGACCTGGTGGACCGAATCTTCGAGTTCCTGCGCGAAGACCCGCGCCTCACCGTGCTGGAGCCGCAGGCCCTGCAGCAGCTCAAGGCCGCCGTGCGCGCTGAGTTCCGGGGCGAAGAGTGCTACATCGCCAGCCGCCCCGCCAGCGCCCGGCAGGAACTGGTCAGCCAGGTGCTCTCCATGTTCAACGGCCGCAACGCCACCGAAGTGGCCCGGGCCCTGAGCATCGGCCGTGCCACCGTGTACCGCGTGCTCAAGCAATCCAGCCGCCGCAGCGTGGCCCCGCCGGCCTGAACGGGCAGGGCAGGGCGCCCGCTTGTCTCAGCCGCTCGTCTCACCCGCTTGTCTCAGTTTTCCTGGAAATGAGACACCGCCCCGGCTACCGTCAGCGCATCCCGCAAGCAAGCACCCCCGCGCCCTGGCGCGCAACGAGCACACCATGTAACACCGCCCATGAGCTTCACCACATCAGACCTAAACGCCGTTGACACAGCCATCGCCATCGGCGAGCTCACGGTCGAAGTCAATGGCCGGCGCATCACCTACCGCAGCATGGCTGACCTGGAACGCGCGCGCACCCTCATCAAGGGCGAGCTGGCCGCCGTCTCGCCCCAGGCCTCCAACCGGCGCGGCAGTTACCGCGTCCAATTCGCCACCCTGCGCGGCGAATAAGGCCCCGGCACCACCATGGCAGGCAACATCCTCGACAAGCTCATCGCCGCGGTGGCGCCCAGCGCGGGCCTGAAGCGCATCCGTGATAGAGAGCGCCTGCGCGCCTATGAAGGGGCCAGCCCGCGTGACGGCTGGCGCCCCCGCCGTTCCGGCGCCAGCGCCAACACCGACCACACCGGCGACGCCACCACCCTGCGCGTGCGCGCCCGCAGCCTGGTACAAAACGTGCCCTATGTGGCCCGCGGCCTGGAAAGCCTGGTGGCCAACATCGTGGGCACCGGCATCACGCCGCGCAGCCTGTCCAGCCGCGCCTCCGACATTGACGCCCTCTGGGCCGAATGGGCCCGCGTGGCCGATGCCGATGGCCGGCTCGACATCTACGGCATCCAGGCGGCGGCCTACCGCGCCATGGAGCAAGACGGCGAAGTGCTCATCCGCCTGCGCACCCGCCGCGCTGAAGACGGCCTGCCCGTGCCGCTGCAGCTCCAGGTGCTGGAGATTGACTGGCTGGACAGCAGCAAGACCGGCACCCGCGAAGGCGCCCCTGGCGGCACCATCGTCAACGGCATCGAATACGACGCCCTGGGCAAGGTCACCAACTACTGGCTCTTCGACCAGCACCCCGGTGAACTCGTCACCGGCCGGCGCCAGCGCTCCGCCAGTTACCCGGTGCCCGCCTCCAGCATCATCCACCTCTTCAACCCCGCGCGGCCGGGGCAGGGCCGGGGCTTCACCCGCCTGGCGCCCGTCATCGCCCGCGTGCGTGACCTGCAGCTTTACGAAGACGCCGAGCTGCAGCGCAAGAACCTGGAAACCCGCCTGGCCGTGCTGGCCAGCACAGACCCCAAAGACCTGGCCTTTGACCCGTCGCCAGACGCCGCCACCGTGCAAGCCAGTGGCGAGCTGGGCACCCTGTCCAGCGGCAGCATCACCCAGGTGCCGCCAGGCATGAACCTCACCGTGGTAGAGCCCAAGGCCGCGCCCGGGTACGTGGACTACCTGCGCTTCAACCTGCACCTGGTGGCCGCCGGCATGGGCGTCACCTACGAAATGCTCACGGGCGATGTCAGCCAGGTCAACTTCAGCAGCGCCCGCGTCGCCCTGCTGGAGTTCCGCCGCGGCGCTGAGCAAACACAGTGGCTCACCCTCATCCCGCGCCTGTGCGTGCCCATCTGGCGCGCCTTCATTGACGCCGCCGTCCTGGACGGCAAGCTGCGCCAGACCGACTACCGGGCCGACTGGTCCACCCCCAAGTGGGATTACGTCAACCCCGAGCAAGACGTCAAGGCCGACCTGGCCGAAATCAGCGGCGGCCTCTCCACCATCAGCGAAAAGCTGCGCCGCCGCGGCTACAAGCCCGAGCTCGTCTTCGCCGAGCTGCGCACAGACTTCGAGCGCCTGCGCAGCGATGGCACGCTGGATCTTCTGCTGCAACTGCAAACCGGCCAGCCCGCCGCCAGCGCAGACCCAGCCTCCACCCCGCAAGGCACCGCCCGCGAAGCCATCGGCAGCCTCACGCGCATTGCCGAGGCCGCGCTGGTGCAGCGGCAGGAAGCGCCAGCCCCTGTGCCGGCCCCTGCCGCCCCCGTCAGCGTGCACGTGGGCATTGACACCGCCCAGGCCGAGCAGATGACGCGCGACATCGCCGCGCTGCACCGCGCCACGCTCAGCCAGATCCGAGAGGACGTGCAAAACATGCCCATCGTCATCCCTGCGCCCAACGTCACCGTCGAGGCCATCATGCCCGAGGTGCGCGCCGAAGCGCCGGCCGTCACCGTGGTCAACCAGGTGCAGCCCGCCCCCATCACCGTGGTGGACAACCACCCCAAGCGCAGCGTGCAAACCGTCGATCGTGACGCGAACGACGAAATCACCCGCACCGTCACCACCTACGAGCGCTGAGCCCGCCCATGGACTTGAAACACCACGTCGCCCAGCAAACCGTGGACGCCACCATCGCCAGCGCCGCCTCGAAAACCACCTACGGCGGCGCCAGCGTCACGCTCGGTGGCTGGCTGGTCAGCTCAGAGGCCGCAGTGCTGGCCGGCATCGTGCTCGGCGTGGCCGGCTTCCTCGTCAACCTGTTTTTTCGCCGCCGCGCCGACGCCCGCGAAGAGCGCGAACACCAAGCCCGCATGCACGCCCTGCGCGGCCAGCAGCCGGGCGCTTGAGCCCCGCATCAGCACCTGCCCCCCACCACCATGGCCGTCATCTACCGCATCGCCACCAAAACCGCCCGCATGCAGGCGGTGGTGGATGACATCGGCCCCAACGGCAAGCTCAAGCTGTTCACGGCCGCCGATGTGCTGCTGGCCACCTTCCCCCTGGCCACCGTGGCCGGCACCGTCTCTGGCACGGTGCTCACGTTCGCGGACGCCAACGGCGCCGCCCCCGGCGTCCTGAACACCACGGCATCCGCGGCCGGAGACGCCGCCAAGGCCACGGTCACCACCAGTGCGGATGTGGACATCATCACCGGCCTCACCGTAGGCACCAGCGCCGCAGACCTGATCGTCAACGCCACCACGCTGGCGATCAACCAGGCGGTCACGATCACCGCCGCCACCATCTCGCACGCCTGAGGAACTGAACCATGTCCGCCTCACAACTTGGCTACACCCCCGGCTCAGGCGCAAACGTCGCCACTGACCAGGATGCTGGCGGCGCCCACCACCAGAAGGCGCTGATCGAGCACCTGCAGGCCGGCGAGCCCACGCCCGCATCCCAGGCCAACCCAGTGCCGATGGCTCTCTACGGCGAAGCCATCGAGGCGCTGGAGGCCCTGCGTATGGCAATCCAGGCGCTCACACGCACGATGGGCCAAGCGATGCCCGACACCGCCGGGCGCTTGCGCGTGAACGTCGAGCTGGGCGCTCTCACGGCGTCTATCGCTGCCGCGCAGACGCTGGCAACCCTCACCAACCAGACGCAGATCGGCGGCCTGTCGGCCACCGAACAAATCCCGTCGCTCATGCGGCTCGGCGCAGACAGCCTGCGCCGCAACATCACGGTGACCTGACATGCCCACCACCAACGGAAACCGCAAAATCCTCGACCTCAAGCGGTGGGAGTTCTGCGCCCCGCTGCCTGCTGCCACAGCAGCGGCGCAGTTCATTGTCAGCAGCCGGCACTATCGGCAGCAGCAGCTACTGGTGCAGAGCAACGTCGACGCTTTCTTGTACGACCCGAGCGAAGATGGCTGCATTCGAGTGCCATCCCCCGCGCTGGCGGGCACCTTCGGCGCGGGCGCCAGCGGCGTGGCCGGCAGCTTCAGCACCGGCACCACGGTGGGTGCATCCAGCCTCACGGCCACGGCCGGCACCACAACCGGCATCACCACCAACCAGACCCTGGCGCGAGACCTGCGCGGCTACAGCGTCTACTTCGTCGGCGGCACCAACGCCGGCCGGCTCAAGACCATCGCCAGCAACACCATCGGCGCGAATGCCAGCATCACCTTCGAGGGCGCACCCGAGGCCGTGGCCTTTGACGCCACCAGCCAGTACCGCATCAAAGCGCCCGTGTTCTACGTGGTCGGCGCCGGCACGCTGGCGGCCGGCAGCTTCCGCAAATACGACTTTGCCACCAACACCTGGACCACGCTGGCCATCACCGGCTTGCCTGCCACCCTGGGCACTGACGGCAAGATGTGCAGCACCCCAGCCTGGATCGACACCGGGTTCAAGAGCTTTGCGACCGGCACGGCCACGGGTGGCACCAGCACCACGCTGGCCAACACCGGCAAGACGTGGGCCGTCAACCAGTGGGCCAACTATCAGGTGCGCATCACTGCCGGCACGGGCGCGGGCCAGATCCGCACGGTGGCCAGCAACACGGGCACCGCCCTCACCGTCAGCGCGGCATGGACAGTCACGCCCGATGCCACCAGCCAGTACAGCCTGGAAGGCAACGACGATTTTCTGTACTACCTGGGCAACAACGCCGTCACGCTGTACCGCTACAGCATCAGCGGCAACACCTGGACTACCCTGGCCCCTGGCGTCGCCCGCGCAGGCGCCCCGGGCCTGGGCGCCGGGGCAAGCTGGATTCATGGTGTCAGCGCCGCAGACTGGAGCAACGAGTCCGCCATCCGCAACGGCCGCTTCATCTACAGCTTCCGCGGCAACGGCACCGCAGCGCTTGACGTGTACGACATCGCCGCCAACACCTGGATCGCTCAGACCTACGCGCCCGCCACGGAAACCTTCACCACGGGCACGAAGTATGCGTACTGCAAAGACCGCCTCTACATCCAGAAAGAAGCCACCGGCCGCTGGTTCGCGTATGACCTGGCCCAGGTCGCCATGCTGCCATGGAGCACCATGACCTACACCCAGGGCGCCGCTGTGCTGGGCGACACCGCCTTCGACGTGACCTACCGCGACGGCGCAACCGAGATCGACTACATCTACATGGCCCTCAACACCAGCAGCGTGCTGCTGCGTCAACAGGTGGTGTGACATGACCATTCAAGAGCTGATTGAGCTGGTGTCCAGGCGTCTGGCTTACTTCAGCCAACTGCGCACATCCGCTATTAACCTGGGGGACGCTGCACAAGCGGCGGCGCTTGACACCCAGATCGCGCAGGCTGAAGCCACCCTGGCTCAGCTCAAGACACTGCTGCCCTAAACCATGTTCCTCACCCTGCTCCAATCCGGCGGGGCAGGGCCCGGCGTCATCACCGGCACCCTGTCGGCCGTCGAGTCTGGCGCCGACACCTTCAGCGCCACGGGCGTGGTGGAGGGGGGCAGCACGGAGGTCTCAGATTCGCCCCACGGCCGCGTCCGCCGAGCTCGGCACGCAGCAGACTTCCAGCCCGATTGGCTGCTGGAAGCGCTGAACCCGCCCAAGCCACCGCGCCGCGCCCGCAAGCGCCGTGAGGAAGACCTGTTGATGCTGGCCTGAGCACGGCTTTGCGCTGCCTGTGTTGACGCAGCGCATCTTGTCTCAAGTTTCCTGGAAATGAGACAGGCACGCGGCCACCATTCCAGGCATGAGCACAGCCACCGCCACTCCTTCCGCACCTGCCCAGGTTGCCACCCCGGCCACTGCACCGCAAGGCGCGCAGCGCATGCTGCCCCCGCAGGTGCGCGCCGGCTCCATAAGCCCCGCCACCTTCAACGAAACCGCCCGCACCGTTGAGGTCACCTGGACCACCGGCGCCCTGGTGCGCCGCATGGACTGGTGGACGGGCCAGGTGTATGACGAAGAGCTTGTCGTCAGCACCGAAGCCGTGGACATGGGCCGCCTGAACAGCGGCGCCGCCCCCGTGCTGGACAGCCACAGCGCCCGCAGCCTGGCCAGCCAGATCGGCGTGGTGGTGTCGGCCCGCATCGAAAGCGGCGCCGGCCTGGCCACCGTGCAACTGTCTGAGCGGGACGAGATAGCCGGCATCGTGCGTGACATCGCCGCCGGCATCATCCGCAACATCTCGGTGGGCTACAACGTCCGCAAATACGAGATCGTCAGCGCCGCCAACCGCACGGATGGCAAGACTGACGCCCCCCTGTACCGCGCCGTGGATTGGGAACCCGCCGAACTCTCGTTCGTGCCCATCCCGGCTGACCCTCTTTCCGGCACCCGCAGCGGTGCCGATTCCGCGCATGGCACGCCGTGCCTGTTTGTCGCCGCAACACCCGCAGCGTCTGCACCCGCAGGCGCTGCAGGCGGCGCGGCGCTTCATCGGGCAGCTGCCCACTCCTTGACCACCTCCACGAGGACCACCATGGACGAAAATCTCCAAGCCGGCAGCGCTTCCAACGCCGCCAACCCCTCTGCTTCCGGCACCGCTGCTCGCGCCCCGGCGCAAGACCAGCGCAACGACGCCGCCACCCAGGCCGCCGACATCACAGACCTGTGCGTGCGCCACAACGTGCCGCACCTGGCCGTGGGCCTGATCCGCACCGGCCAGACCGTTGACCAGGCGCGCGCCGCCGTGATGGCCGAGCTGGCCGTGCGTGACGCCGCCGCCGGTGGCCACCGCAACGTGGGCTCGCACGTGGAAACCGTGCGCGACGAAATGCAGACCCGCATGGCCGGCATCGAGCAGGCCATCCTGCACCGTATCGCGCCCAGCACGCAGCTCGACGACTCGGCCCGCCAGTTCCGCGGCATGTCGCTGTTGGAAATCGGCCGGCAGTTCCTGGACGCGCACGGCGTCAACACCCGCGGCCTGGACCGCGTGACGCTGGCCGGCCGCATCCTGCACTTCCGCAGCCCCGGCATGCACACCACGGGCGACTTCTCCAGCCTGTTCGCCAACGTGGCCACCAAGCGCCTGCGCAACGCCTACGACGAGAACCCCGGCACCTACTCTTTGTGGGCCCGCCGTGCCCCGAACGCGCCGGACTTCAAGAGCATGAGCGTAGTGCAGCTCTCCGGTGCGCCTGACCTGCTGCAGACCAACGAGCACGGCGAGTTCAAGTACGGCACCATGCGTGACGGTGCCGAGAGCTACGCCGTGCTGACCTATGGCCGAATCGTCAGCCTCACGCGCCAGGCCATCATCAATGATGACCTGCGCGCCTTTGACCGTCTGGTCACGGCCTACGGCTTCGCCTCCCGCCGCCTGGAAAACCGCCTGGTCTACAGCCAGCTCACGGCCAACGCCAACCTGAGCGACGGCGGCGCGCTGTTCAACGCCACCGCCATCACCACGGCCGGCGGCCACGCCAACCTTGGCACGGGTGCCGGCAGCGCGCTGCAGCTCAGCAGCCTGATCACAGCCCGCGCCGCCATGCGCGCGCAGAAGGGCCTGCAGGGCGAGGAGCTGAGCCTGGCGCCCAGCTTCCTGATCGTGCCGGGCGCGCTGGAGCAAACCGCCTATCAGCTCACCAGCAACCAGTACATGCCCGCCACCCCGAGCAACGTCAACGAGTTCCGCACCGGTGGCCGCACCGCGCTGGAGCCCGTGGTCGAGCCCGTTCTGGACGCCAACAGCGCCACCGCCTGGTACCTGTCCGCCACCAACTCCCAGGTGGACACGGTGGAGTACTGCTACCTGGACGGCGCCGAAGGCCCGGTCATCGAGAGCGATGTCGGCTTCGAGACGGACGGCGTTTCCTACAAGTGCCGGCTGGACTTCGGCGCCAAGGCCATCGACTTCCGCGGCCTCTACAGGGCCAACGGCGCCTGATGAGCGGCCTGCCCCTGGCGCCGGCCTGAAACGCCGGCACCAGGGGCACCAGCCCACACCGCACACATCGCAACAAGCACCCGCACCCCCTCACTTCACATCAAGAGGACATCATGCGCAATTACACCCAGGACGGCAACGTTCTCACCCTCACGCCCGGCTCCAACGTAGCCGCCGGCGCTGGTTTCATGTTTGGCTCCGGCTTGTTCGGCGTGGCCACTTCGGCGGTTACGGCCAGCACGCCCGGCGAGTTCATCACCGAAGGCGTGGTTGAGATCGCCAAGACCTCGGCCCTGGCCATCAGCGTGGGCGACCGCCTGTTCTGGGTGCCCGGCTCCAGCGTGGTCAACACCACCAGCGCCAGTCAGGTTTGCGTGGGCATCGCAGTGGCCGCCGCTGCCAACCCCAGCGCCACCGTGCAGATGAAGCTGGGCCGCTACCTGGCCGCCGCCACCTGATCGGGCGCCGCCCTGACGCAGCAGCCCTGCCGCCATGCCCGCCAACTTCGCCGCCCTCGAGGCCCGCGTCAACACCGCGGTCTTCGCGCATCTGGCCAACACCCAGGCCCAGATCAACGGCGGCGCACCGGTGGCGGCCATCTTCGACAACGGCTGGCAAGCGGCCGAGGTGGGCCTGGTGGGCATGTCGTCTGCCAGGCCCATGCTCACGGTGCCCACGGCCGGCCTGTCGGCTGACCC